CTATCTTCTTTACGAGTGCCATGCACTTCTGCTTCAGGAAAGCTACGTGTAAATAAACCTTCTAATCTTGGGTCACAGTCTATATAGACTTTATGACTTGACTTGATAGCGTCAGGAATACAGCTACCATAGAATATCTCATCACCTAAACCTTGTTCGCCATAGATAATAAGTGTTTTGTCTTTAGTGCCATCCCATCTTACTTCGTCACCATACACCCATTCTTTTCTAAACTTACCACCGAGTGACTTACCCCAATACTCCCAACCTTTTACCCATTCACCTTTAGCTAGATAGCTATGTGCTAGGTTTAGTTGACCATGTATATCGTTAGGGTTACATTCTAAAGCCATCTTACAGGCTTTCTCTGCATCATCCCATTTAGATGTTTGGACTAATGTTGCTGCTGCATTAGAATAAGCTAATGCGTATGTAGGGTCTAATTCTGCTGACTTTAGGAAATACTTTAGAGCATCTTCATACATATTTAGTTCATGTGCTGCACGACCTAAAGATGTCCATATGGCTTTATTGCCTGGCATCTCTTGTAATGCTCTACGGAAGAACTGATATGCAAATGCAGGCTTATCGCCTTGTAACCAGATATATCCTAGAAAGTTTAGTGTAGCAGCGTCATTAGGATATTCTTCTAATACAGAATATATAAGTGGTAATGCTTCGTCATACTTTTCCTGGTTGATAAGGTCATGTATGGCTAACTGTATATTTTTTATTTCGTTTAAGTCCATCTAGTCTTAAAGTGCCACCATTTTTTTCTTAACCTTGTCATGTCTTGGTCAAGTCGTTTATGTTTATCTGAAGTTCTTTTCTTAAACCATCTGCGTAGTAATAACTTACCGCCTACACGTTTAGCACCATACACTATCACTTAGCATGTTTCCAAGCGTATTTAAAGCGTTGCCACCATGATAGTTTATTTATATTATCTTCTACCATATTTTTTAAGGCTACATCTATACCAGCTTGCATAAGAACTCTACGACCTTCTTCATTCGTATCTACGTCTATATGCCATGTATCGCCATTTTCTTTAACACGCAATACTTTTAATTTAGCTTTAGCCATTCTTTGTTGTTAATTTAAGATATGGATAGTTTTCGTTTATTTCTTTTACAAGAGCTTTAGTGTGGTCAGGGTTATATATATCTATACCCTTTTGCTTTAATTGCATTTCCACTACTGGAGGAATGCTAGCAAAGTGCGCCCATTCTTGTTTAACGCCTTTGTCCCAAATATCTGGGTTATCTCTTGCTTCTTTAATTTTGTCTAACATTCCACTCAAGTCTTGAGTAGAGGTTAGGTAGTATGTATCTTTAGCTGGGTCATAGTCAAAGTACTGACTTACACCTGTTACGCTATTGTGGTCAAATAATATTGGCATTTAATACCCAATCTTCAGCTATGTTTTCTGCTTGTTGTTCTGTCAATGCTACTTGACTATTTAAGTATGAATTGTCTTTATAAAACATAACTTCATATTCACCTGCTATCTTACAAACATTAGCAGTTTTGTTTTCGTTTTCAAATGTTGAAAGTATCATAAAAATACAATAGAGGGAGAATTAACTCCCTCCATTATATCATAACTAATTACTAAGCACCTACGTTTTGTACTTTAGCATGTGCATCTGGGTTTTGAACCACTAATGCGTATTCTGCTGTGAGTAACCATTTTGTGCTGTCACCAGTTTTAGCTAGTTCTTCTTTAGCCATTGGGCGTAATGAAGCTAAGCCAACATAACCTGGGTCTACGCATAAAACAGCTTGGTCACGCATGAAACGGTCAAGTTTCACAGTATGGTTACCGAAGTCGGATACGTATACATCCGCTGCACCAGTAATTGTAGCTTGTGTTGTACCTTGAACGTTGTTGAACTTAGTAGCAATACCAGCAAAGCCTGAGAAACGAGCTTTGTTTGTAGCTGACATAAGGATAAGTGATGGCTCACCACCGTCTGTCCATGCTAATTGTAATGCTGATTTTAAGTCTGCTTCAATGAATGTTACAGAAGTACCATCTGTTGGTGATGCTACTGTGCCATTGCTGAAGCCAGGTGTTGTACCTGCTGTTGAACCTGTTGCTAATACTCGGTTAGTAATCCATGATTCTACACCTGCAGTTGAACGAGCTGTTGCTGGACCACCTGCTGATGATGCTTGGTTACGAACGATTGCATATTCCATGTCACGTTTAAGTTCTTTACCAGCTTTCATAAGTTGGTAAGCAACTTCAGACTTACGACCATACTTACGTACTACGTCATATGTGTTTGAAATTTGAACTGTCTTACGTGAGATTTGTGTGTAGTTACCTAATACTGTTGTAGCAGGTAATGTTGCGAATGAAGCGTCATCACCTTCAACAGATGTATTAGTACCAGCTGCTGCGAGGGCGTCGGTCTGCCATTGGTGATAGGTTTGCCCAGCGCTCATACGCTTTGCAAGTGATAATAATGGTGTATCTTCTGGAGAAATATCAAAAATGATATCCTCAAATGATTCTGCTATACCTTTACCGGTATAACTATTGGTTGCTGAAACTGCCATGATATTTTTTTCCTTTGTAAATTAAAGCATGTTTTCTATGAGTTTTGCAGCCATATCTGATTTGCCTGTCTTACGTAATTGCTCACGTAGTTGACGAGCATTAGAATTGGCTTCCGCTTTTGTGTCTTTAGCTCCAGGTTTCACAACTGGTTTTGCGCTTGACACTTTTTTCTTTACAGTAGAATTTTGTTGTAATTTGCGCCATTGCATAGCGTCATGCAATACCTTCACGTGACGAGGGTCAACAATTGCGTTGAGTTCTGCATCTGAAAAGCCATACTCTTTGCCAGTAGATAACAATGCTTGGTTAGTCTCAGGACTCCAATTTGGTATCTCTTTTGCTAGAATCTCTTTTCCTTTTGCTATCTTCTCAGCCATCAATTGCGTTTGCTTACTAACGACTTCCTGCTTTTTGGCTTCAAACTGTGAAACGAGTTGACTACGTTGTTGCTGTAGTTGGTTATATGTAAAGAAATGTTTTTGCGCTTCCACAAAGTCACTATCAGATAACTCTTGCCAATTCACGTTAGCATATTGGTTGAGTTGTTGGTCTAGTGCTGTGATTTTAGCTACATCTTCTATTAAGACATTGTTAAGTTGCATTTGCTCTTGAAAGGCTTGCTCTTGCATTTTTATCTGCTCAGCATAGGCTTCTAGCTCTTTACGTTGTTCTGCTACTTGTTGTGTCTTTTGTGTGTAGTCTAAGCCTTGTTGTGCTAATGCTACGACTTCGTCTAGTGGCTTTTCAACTTCTTCACCATTGACTTTTAGCTTTAAGATAGCAGGAACTTCATCTTCTTCAGACTGTTCTGCTTCTTCAGCTTGGTCATCTGGTGCATCATCTGTTGCTTCTTCTTCTGCATCTGTTTCTTCAACAGGTGCTTCTGCTTCTGCTTCAGCCTCTAGTGGTGGTTGTTCTTTCTCTTCAGGTGCATCTAAATTAGCTTGCACATCAGATACAATATCATCACCTAGCATAGCCTCTAATCGGCTTTGTGGTGACTGTTCTACGACTTGGTCACTCATAATATTTTCCTTGAAATTAGACAATAAAAAAGACTCATAAGAGTCCTAAGTAGGCTTGTCCTTACCTAAATTCTTTTGCATGTCAAAACGGTTTTCACTCAAAATACTGACAAATTGCTTTTGAATGAAACACTTACCCAAATATTTTAAACTTAGGTCTGTCCGTCTGAATAGCTGCTAACTTACCTGTTTGCATAACGTCAGTAAGTTGCTTGTTAATTTGGTTTAGTAATTGTAATGCGATAACTAATCTGTTATGGGTCTTTTCGTCACCTAGTGGACTATTAGTCATACTAGATACAATGCTTTCACGAACCTTCTCTAATGCTTCTTTATAGATAGGGTTATCTAATATCTGTGCTGCTTGTTCACCACGTTTTACTTCTTCTAGTGACTTATCCGCCATACATCATTCCTGATTGTGCCTTAATTTGTGCGATAGCTAAATCTGTTTCAGCTTTGAGTTGAGCTTTAAATCTTTCTAACTCTGCTTGTGCTGCTATCTTCTCACGTTCAATTATAACATCATTTTGTGAACGTAACTGCTCTTGTTGTAGTTGAGCTGCTGCTTTTTCACGTTCTATTTGTAATTGACCTTGAACTGCAATTTCAGCTTCAGAAGGTTTATCTTCTTGCTGACCTTCCATTTGTGGTGTATTAGCTGGGTTTACCCAGAACTCTTCAGGGTTCTTAAAGCCTGCGTTTTGTGTGAGTTTAGCTAACGCATTGTAAATCTTCTCTGGGTTTGTAAGACCTACTTGGATAGCTTCTTTTTGCATATTCAAGATAGATGTTAAGTGCATAAGTTGTTGGTCTTTATTACCAGCACCTAAGCCTACAGAGATAGATAAGTCTTTACGAGCTTTCCATT